TCAGATTTGCTGATAGACGCCGTTGGCTTGATCGATCAGCACGATGGTCAGCGGCGTATAGGCCCCGAGCGCGTAAGGCGTATTCACCCCGGCATAGTTGATCTGGCCGCCTGTAGGTGGATAGATATTCAGTCCAGTGCCCGTGCCGTTGAAGATCGAGAATGTGGTGCCAAGGGTCATGCTGGCCGGGAGTATGAGGCCCTTGTTGGATGCGTCGGCGCTGGATATGTGAAACACAGATTTTGTGACCAAAGCAGCGGTGCCAGCAGTCGTGCCTGTTGCGCTCTGGAAAGCAACTGTGGGCAACCGCACATAGCTGGCGTCGATGGGTCTATTGGAGAGATCATTATAGCTGTTGCTCGTAGCTACCGCCCCAAGGCCGGTGATCGTGCTGGCCGCTTGGGTGCCTGTATGGGTGGAACGGTCGCGTAGCTGGGCATCGGTTGCGTTCGCTGTCGCGGCAGTTGCGATGCCATTCAACTTCGTTTTGTCCGACGCGGACATAAGGCCGTCAACCGATGTGGTAACTGCCGTTGGTTGGCCGGTCAGATCGTCGTAATCCCCCGTGGTAGCAACGTCGGACAGGCCAGTGATCGTGTTGGCTGCTTGAGTGCCGGTATGTGTGGAGCGGTCACGAAGCTGGGCATTGCTCGCGTTAGCGGTTGCGCCAGTCTCAATGGAATCGAGTTTCGATTTATCGGAAGCGGAAAGCAATCCAGCGACAGAAGAGGTCGCGTTGCCAATCCAGCCTTTAATCTGCGCCACGGTCATCTTGTAATTGAAGCCGGACTTCAAGATCGGAAAAGTCTCGGTGCCGTCAACGCTTGGAACTGTAGTGAGTTCGGATATTTTCTTTGTCGCCATGGCGCCTCCTTTGTTATCGTTATTTACTCAAAGGCGAGGACGTCTCCGGTTTCCGTGGCCACTGTTACTGCGTCGGCAAATTCCATTTCAATCACTGGCATGATAACCGGCATGTCGAACGCCAGCACTTCCCCGGTTTCGAGGGTGACAAAGGTTTCCTCTTCAAATTCCATCTGCTCCGGTTCTACGATGACAGATGACGGCGTTCGCAACTGCTGATCCTCCATCAGGACTGACGAGGATAGCGCCCTGAGAATTTCGCCTACCCAGAACCCGTAAAACAATCTCGTAGAGGGGCTTGGGGAAAAGCTGCCCGACATTTCCCCGCTCTTGCTGAACAGGGCGTAGAGGTAGCTGAGGCTGCGTTCACGCGCCTCAAAAATGTCGGCGGTCGAATGACCGGCTTCGATCAGCGCCGATAGGGCGTTGATATGGAGCGCAGCAATATGCGGCTCGTCATAGGAGGTACTGGGCAGCGACGAACCATCCTGAGCAAAATATGTCGGTGGCTGATTGCCGTTATCACGCAAGAAATCTGCAAGGAACGCCACGTAGTCGTCAACGACCTCATAAAGCGCGGTCGGGATCGCATTGCCGTCCCTGTCCAGTTGCAGCAATAGGCTAGCAGCGCCGTTGAAAGAGCGTGCTTGGAAGCCGCCCCAATAGGTGTTCGGGTCAGGGCCGGTTGCTGAGAAGCCCTCTGCCTGCCCGTATGCGACGTTATCCCACTTAGGCCAGATATAGACCTGCGAGAACGGGCCGCGCAGGCCGGTTTTGCTGTAATAATCGTCCTGGCTGTCTCTGTAGAATTCTATGACCTGGCTGACATGATCCAGCTTTCCCAGCATCGCCCAGACAGAGGGATATTGGTACGCGACATACGGAGTGCCGCGCCAAAATTTCGTGCCTTCCTTGCCGTTCCTATCAGTCGTGAATGGCACGACGCCGGGGCTGTAACGGTAGCTGATCGGCAAGCTGTTCGAGACATAAATGTCCCCGAACTTCGCGGTGATCGCGGCGCGGCTTTTCATTTTCAGCTTCACCTCCGTCAGCATCGCTTCGGGAAGATCAAAGTTCGTCGGCTCCTCGCCATAGCAATATACGTCGATGGAGGCCGGCCCGGTTTCAGGGATCGGCGCGAAACTGAAGCTGTTGAAGCTGGTGCCGGATGGAAACGCGCTCGGCGGCGTCCCTGTGTTGTTCTGGTAGGGCCATGGCGTGAGATCCCCCGCGCCGAGAGTGTATTGGCTCCAGCCGCCTGTGCCTGCCGCTAATTCCTTCCCCCAAATCCATCCATCGGCATCCTGAACAGTGATAGCGCAGCGACCGGACTTGAGGCGATATGTGAGCGTGTCGAGGCCGATCGATCCTGATGTGACGGTCCAGAACCCTACGACGCAATATGCTTCCGGCGATGGCAGGGAAATGCCTGCAAAACCGACGAGGCGATCATTGAAATAGCCCATCTCTTTCGTCGCTACCGCGCCCGAATTGGGCATGAACTCGGCTTGATCGGCGGTCAGATAGCTGGTGCCGTCGCTTTTCTTTTTTCGGCGAAAGGTTTTGAACTTGAATGCGCGAATGGGCACGGAACTCAGGCTGTCATCGGCAAGCAGGATTTCGCTGAACGTTTGCGGCTCCGCTCCCAGTTCATCGCTAACAGTGATGGTCAGATCGCAGAAGGTGTTGGGGCTGTTCAACAGCATTTCGCAGTTAAGGACGGTTTCGGGCGTCACCCGATTGATGATCGCGGTCTGTGCGACTTCAAGTTCCGCAACGTCAGAGCCGGTCTCGCGATATTTCATGATTGTGCTGTAACCGCGATCAACGCCTACATAAGCGGTCATCGAACTATTGCTGAGCGACCAATAAGCGATGCCATGTTTGAAAGGCTTGGAAGAAGTAGAGTTCTTCTTGAAGTAGTAGGCTTCCGGTTCCAGCCGTGTTGCGGCATCCAATGAATAGGCAGCGGAGTTGAAGGCGCGCAGATAGTCCGTGTTGCCGGTGCTGTCGTACATCGCCTTGAACAGTTCGATGTGCCAGAGTTCAACGTCCATCGCGCTCGCACACTCGCCATAGCCCAGCTTGCGCCACATAGGCCAAGCATCGAAGCCATTGTTGCGCGCAATGACGGCTCCTGTACGGGCAGCAGATGCGACCTTGAGTTGTCCGGTGAACGGCTCGACAAGCTTGATTTTTCCGGCTGTCTCGCTTTCCAAGATGCCGAGTTCAACGCCATTGGCATCCATCTTCATCAATCGGCTATCGATGAAACAATCCACCGCATATTTCTCGCCGGTATCGCCCAGCACATCGGCAAAGACGTTTTTCCAGAGCAGCTTTGCGGTAGCGACAGGGCCGTAGGCGAAATAGACGCGGGCAGTCAGTTCGCCAAAGTTCGGGGAGCCGTGCGGGATGAAGCCGATCCCATCTTCGAAATCCACGACAAGATCGAAAGAACCGGACTGCTGATAATCTCGCGTATCGACCGGCCCCAGCACCTTGAACGGGTATTTGCCGTTGATAACCCAATGATGCCGCCATTCACCGACGGAGATCGGCAGCGAATATGCCGGAAAGTAGTTTTCGAGATAGGCGTTAGTGAACCGGACGGCACGGTCTTTGAATATCGGGATGCCGGTTGCTTCATAGGCGCGGATATAGCCCAGTGCGAGCAGCACTTGGCTTTCGCTGGTAGCCGCATTGCTAGGCAGATAGCTGCCGCGACCGCTTTCATAGTGCAGCGAGTTGTTGACCACCCCGGCATTGTTGACGAGGTAATTGGCGTCCTCGCCCACGGCAGCATCGCCGGTATATCGCTCCACGAAATTGTGGAGGCTGATAATCATGCTAACGATGTCGTTCGAGAATGTGCCGGTCATGAGGTGAACGCCACCCCGGCAAAGATGCCGAACCAACTCACGCCGCCGTCGATGCTCGATAGGTCGATAATATCGGTGTAACCCGGCGTCACCGACAAGATGGGTTCGCGCTGCTGGTTCCACATGATATTCGAGGGCCAGCTAATGTCCCGGCCCCCTGATCCGTCCTGCGTGAGATACAGGCGCAGCCGATGCTCATGGGCTGTATCGACGGTAGTAACGCCCACTGTGAGGGTCAGGCTAGCCGTGTTTAGCGTGATATGCGCCACCGGCCCCGCAAAAGCATCCACGAACAGGCTTGAGGACGTAGGGGTGATCCGCTGGATAATGACCTGTGAAATATTCCTCAGTTTCGCGGGACAGGCCGCGAGCTGGGCATAGCCAGTGGAATCGGTGAGAGGGTAAAAGCCGTCACCATTGGGACCGCCGTTGATCGTGCCGGTCATCCATGTGCGAAATTCGGTTTCTCGCGCCTGCCATTTATCGAGCAGTTCGGACATCTGGTTGGTGAGGTCAGCGCGGCTAGGCGACAACTCCGCGCCAACGGTTGTTTCGAGCGCCGCTAGATCGGTATCAAGCTGATCGAGTGTTCTGGACATACGCTACTTATCAGTAGATCGTCATGGAGAAGAGCGTACGGCTATTGGCTGTAACGGAAGTCTCCGCAGCGAAGATAACATCAACGGTATAGGTGCCTGCTGCAAGCTGTAGTGCACCCATCATAGGAACGCTGTCTGCTGTCTTCATGCCGCCGATGTGGAAGACTTGCTGTCCGTTGATCCGCAGCTTTGTATTCCAAGTCTTGTCACCATCTGGAAAGCCAAGAGCAACGCTCACATTGGCAAAGATTGTGCCGGGACTGGCCAGCGTTATCGACTGCGACAATATGGTGAGCCAGTTGCTCGTCCCCGTTCCGGCGACTGCTAATGTTGCGGAACTAATGGATGGAGCGCCGACCGTGCCGCCTGTTCCCACTTTTAGCGTATCGACTTCAACATTGGTCATCTTGATCACGCCATCGGCGTAAGCAAAAGGAGTGATTGACGTTCCCTCATTCGGATCGATAAGCCTGAATACGTCCGTGACAATCGCATAGTCACCAACGGTCCCATCATTCGTATTCACGACGCCGGTAATATGCCCGTCAACGTTGATCTGATGGACTGCTTTTGCAGTGACGCCATCGGACGAAATGAGAACTTCGCTCAAGTTGATGATCGAGGCTTCATGCTCGCTCGTCGCTGCGCTTAGTTCATCGAGTGTTGACGCGAGGGTTTTACCCGGCTGGCTTTGAACTGTTGCCGCATCTAGAATGAAGGCCGTTCCATCAGAGCTTTTTGCGCCGATGAGATCGAGCGTTGTGTTGATCGCGGCGATGTCCGTTTCGCGCTGGGTTCGTTCGTTCAGAACAAACGTGCCTACCGGCTGTCCCTCGACAAACGTGCGGGCATCATAGACCGTTTCCATGTTATCGACGCGAAAGACCTGTTCCAGCATGGAGTCGGCATTGAACTCCAGATCGGCAAGCACCTCGCTAACCGGACGAAGGCCGATCATTGTGCCCTCTGGTGCGCCAACAGTGGCATTGTCTTCCGGCTTTGTGCCGTATGGGTCGGTAACGCTGTCCCATGCGATGCGGGAACGCCGGAGCATCTGACAGAGCGTAACCCGGTCAGTGCTGAACGCGGTGCCATTTGCCACGACAGCCTCAATGACGAGCGCCGAAACGCCATTCGACCGACACAGATCGTCAAACAGCGCGGCTTCAAGGGTTATGCTGTTCGCGTTAGCTGAACTACTGATCTTCCCGGCTGTCAGCAGAGCAGCAGCGGTTCCCTCTGCGAGAGCCGTGTTATCAACCCTCTTCAACCGCCACTGTGTTGTTGAAGAAAGATTATACTTTGTCAGCGTCAGGGTAGTGGTTTGCGGTAGAACCTGATTGTTCGCGTCATAGGCATAGAAATAATGGCTTGTCGCTAATTCAACATATTTGCTCGTGCCGTCAGTAGCGCGAGCCTTTGCAATGGTGAAAGTCTTGTAGATTTCATAGCCATTATAGTAGGCGCGAAATGTCGCATTCGCATTGTCATTCGCAACAGCCGTAACGCCATATTGGCCATTGCTGCTATTGATGGCGACAGAGCAACCCTCTTGATAGGCAACTTCATAAGTTGCACCATTGCCGGTCGTAACATCAACCGCATTGTCGTAGATTTTGAACTGGCCGCTAAACGTATCGAGGGAAGTCATGCTGTCACCTAATATTGGAACTCCCAATATTTATGTGATGTTGCCGGATGCGTCGGACGGGAACGAGACATTCTCATTCGTCAGATAGCCGACGACGCTTGAAGCATAGCTATCCCTTGCGCTGTCCACTTGCGTCTCAGTCCAGTCTCCCCACATGCCGCTATACATGAGGAAGCGCGCTCTAATGATGTGGTTCACGCCGCCTGCGATTGCGGAAAATGAGAAGATTTCCGCCTCATGGCTGAAACGATCAGTAGCGGTATTCCATGTGTCGCCATTCTGCTCACGGAACTGGATTTGGATGGCCTGAACGCCTGCGTCGGGCGCGATCCAGCTAACGTCAATCTGGCTGACCTGTGCGCCGTTGCTGTTGGTGATGGTTCGCGTTGAAGCTGTCAGCCCTTCCACGCCGATGCTCTCATTCGGGTCATAAGCCGGAACTTTGACGACCGGAGGCAGGTCTTTCGTCTCGTCATCGTCCCATGCGTAGATTTGCGCGGCTTCCTCTTGGAGCGTCATGTTGAAAGCGAGGTCGATCGTCTCGCTTTGACTGATTACGCGGAACAGTTTGCCATTCGTGACCCAGCCCAATTCAGGGACGACCATGCGGACCAGCGAACCGACCTGAACCGCAAATGCCTTCGGGCCGAACACGGATGAGAATGTCGCGGAGTATTTGTTCCTGACGAGGTTCTGCTTGGCGATGCGCTGCGCTTGCTCGTATCGCGTCACAGCCGCGAAATCGAAGACCTGCGGGCGAGGAATATTATCCTCAAGCGGGGCAATTTCGATCTGCCCCCAATCGTTCAACTGGTACAGGTTCTCAGGATCAGGGAAGCGACCACGAGCGATGTTGAAGGTATCTTTGAGGGATAGGTTGTCTGGCGTGTATTCATACTGGCCGATCAGATCGTCCCTTGTGAACGTGATCGTCGGGCCGTCGAGATCGTCATAGCCGCCGATAAGCTGATACATGCCAGCGGTATCGACCAGCTTTGCCGTGCCCATGGCCGCCGAAATGATGTTGATATTCGCTTCGTGGGTATCGGCGGTCGATAGGAGGCAATCGCAGAAGTAGCGATTGACCGTGGTTCCGCCATTGGTGACAACCGGTTCCTCGCACATATTGGCGTAGGTCATGAAATTGCCGAGGTCGATGCGATCCACTGGAATGCCCATGCCCCAAGCAAGGCGGCCATTGATCTTCCAGCCGATGAGGTAAGTCAGCAGAGCCAGAGCAGGGTTGCGGCCAATATCCTCCGACCCGCTTATAAAGGACCAGGTGTCCTGATTATTGGCGCGGTGAGAGCCAACACCGCCGACCGTGCTATCGAGTCGCGGATCGTAGACAGGGCAGCCGTCAACGATTGTCGTAATGCGGGTTGGCAGGCCGTCAGGGTAATTATCCGTGCTGAGACGGAAGATCATTTTGAGATAGGCGCAGCCGGTAAATGTAGCAGTGTTTTTCCAATAATCGCCGCTGCCGAACTTTTCCGCGTTCTCAGTGTCACCTTCTTCAACCGCGCCAATTACGAGGCCGCTTTTGTCATCATATTTGCCGGTGGTGCTGCCATTGAGATAGGACAGTTCGTCCTCTAGATAGACCTTCGATACCTTGTGAACGCGATGGCTTGCGAGAGCGATGACCCTGTGAAGATAGTCGCCCTTCTTCAGAATAGCAGTCACGCGAGGTTGTTGGTTCCAGAAAGCACTTTTCGAATTGGCTGCAATGAGTTCGGTCATGTAGGCCCAACTGTCGCGCTTCACCTTCTCATGGAAACGTTCGTCTGTGCCTGCCGCTGTTCGTCCGAAGACGATCTTGCGCGGCGCTGTCGGGTCGGTCGTGATGTTGAAGCTGAGAGCAGAGCCGAGTGTCTTGGGCTTGCCCATGATCATTCGAGTAGCCAGCGACATGCCCAGCGTGACGATCATGCCTGCGACCACTTTAGCCGCGATAGCCGCTGCGCTAGTTCCTGCTGCCGCGAGAGCAGAGGATGCAGTCATACCGGCCGCGACCGAACCACCGAACGCTGAGAAAAGTGCCGGTGCTAGATAACTGAAAGCAACCATGGCGACTGCGGCAAGAGCCACAATCGCCACGAACTTAATGATTTTGCCCACTTCAATACCTCAATTATTTTGAGGTATTTACCGTTTAGGCGTTCTTACTTAGCCGATGCGCCAACAAGCATCGCAGTCCATTGACGGCCAAGGGACAAGTCCGTTGTCATCTAGGAAGTAGCTGAACTTTCCAACGCAGACGCCGAGATAGAAGCGGCCATTTTCTTGTCGGCCCACAATGTCACCTCGCCTTGCCTGACTTGCATGAACGGACTCGCCAAGGCGTTGAGTGACGCAATCGTAGAACGACCTGTAGCCATTATCGATCAGCCATTTTCCGGCTTCTTTCCAACTCGTATATTTGCCCGCAAAATCGCCGGTAATATCTTCGCCGGTCTGCGCCTTGATCGCTCCGCAAATGAATGTCGCGCAGTCATGGCTATCGGCTTTGGTGGCGCCCCAATCGAAGCGATATTCGCTCACGCGGTCGAGATAGGTCGAAAGGGAATCAGGCCAGTATTTGGTGCGCTGGAACATCAATTTTCTCCCGTTGCAAGGCGGCCAGGCACACGGGGATCGTTGGCGATGCTGACAGCATAGGCTTGGCTGGTATCGTCGGGATCGAATAGCGGCTGATCGAGGTAGGTAGAGGCACTGGCGTTCGTGATCGACGCCGAATGGCTTTCGATGGTGAGGGTGAAAAGGCGCTGCTGACCGTCATAGGACACGGAGAGCTTGTCCATAATCCCGCTGCGAATGCGCCTGAACGCCCAAACGGCCGGAGTGTTGGCGTTTGGTGCGGAAATCATGAGAGCGCGCCAGAGGATGGCTTTGCGTCCCTTATATTCGGTGCTGTCGAGGGAGGCGGCGACAAGGGAGTCGGGAGCCGTCTGTGGCACTGCCAGCGCCAAGGATAGCTGTTCCGATCCCTGATAGGTGAAAGCGTTCTCGCCAATTTGGATCGGGATGCCTTCGGCAATCGGATCGAACACATAATTGTCGAGGTAAATGTCGCCGCTGCCCATAGGCTGGAGCGCCGTCCAGCCTGTCCAAAGCCGTGCCGGTTCTGTTTTGAAATCGAGGAAGCCCATAATGGCGGTGCGGATGCCTTCGGCTTCCAATGCGTCGAGCCATGGCCCTGTAATACCGTCGCGCATGTTGCCTCCTTACAGCTTCTGAACGCAACTCAGCGAGCGCAGGTACATGACCTCCGCATCCTGACTGTAGCCGTTGGATTGGTCGCCGGATGACAAGCGCAATTCGACCTTTGGCGCGACAAACTCAACAATCGCGCCACCGGCATAATCCTTCCTAAGCGGAGGCTGGAATTCGATATTGGCGCGTCCGCTGCTGGCGTTGGTGGGGACGACCGTGATCTGGTGAAGGGAATTGTTGAGGCTGAAATAGTCGCCCACTTCCAGTCCGGTTGCCTCACTGCCGGTCCAGCCTTGAACGGCGATCACGTTACTTTCAGCATATGCACCGTTGTAGATCGACTTGCCGATGATCGCTTTACCACTGCCATGAGGCTGATAGAGAAAGCTGCCCATAGTGCCGTTTAAGGACATGACCCAAGCGATTTGCTGTTTCGCTATGCTGCTGCCGCGCTGCTGGTTGGGGAAGGAAAGCTGAACTTGCCACTGTGAGAAGTTGTTCACGATAGAAGCGTGGCCGCTGAAGGGTGACTGCGCGATGCCCTGATTGTTGACCAGTTTTATATCTTCAGTCGATGGAGTGATTGGGGGTCCGCTGATCGGATATGTTGTCATTATTGGTGCCTCTCGCCCGTTTTAGATATTTAGTGGGGGAGGTGAGGTGGAATGTTGAAAGATCATGAAGGACTGGCTATGAGCCCCTGTCCTCTATCCAACACAGGCTTCAACGATCAAATGGCTGGCACTGTTGAAATCAGCAATCTCCGTAACATCAAGAAGCTGCGCTTCGACATACCTGATCGCGGCGTTTGGTTGCTTACGGCAGGGAACGGGGCAGGAAAAACTTCGTTGTTAGCGTGCCTTCGAAGAATTGGGCATCCTAACGCATTCCCGGTTCACTTCGCTTCGTCACTTAGGTCAGACCGGCTGGATAATCATTCGGAAGGCTCAGTGACATATGAAATTAACGGGGACACCGTTGAGTATGCCTATCGAGGCGAGCGCTGGACGCCAAGGCCGAGGACCAACTCTCATCTATTCCAGAGGTTTGGTTATGCGTCTGTGACATACATCGGCGCAACTGCCGAACGAATAACTCCAAGGCCAGAGGATTTCGAAACCCGGCACATCAGGGCTGCGGACCGCACAATCATCCAAGCGGCTAATGAGATATTTGAGACGAACAAGTTTTCAATGCTCCGAACAATCAATCTGAGCCGGGGAGTTGGAAACGATGCTTTCGTTCTTGCTTTAGATGGAAATCCGACAACTTATCACTCTGAAAAGCACTTTAGCCTCGGAGAGTTATGCGTACTGAAACTGTTGCGCTTGCTGAAGCAGGTAAACAACAACAGTATGATAATCGTCGATGAATTGGAAATGGCGCTTCATCCGAGAGCGCAGGTGAAACTGCTTCGATATCTTGAAGCGCAAGCTCGTGAAAAGTCGCTTACGGTAATATTTTCTACTCATTCAGTGACGTTGCTGAAAACGATAGAGCGCCAGCGCATAATTTATCTAGAAAAACAAGATGATGGCGAGACGAAGCCGATTATCGGTTGTTTTCCAACATATGCGATTGGCAACATTGCCGCTGATGAAGAAACTCTCCCCGACATAATGTTGTATGTAGAAGATGTCTTTGCACGTGATGTCTTAACGGCGTTTTTCGAAAAGTTCTCTGACGAGAGATTTGCCGATCCCACAGAGCGTCCGACAACGAAGGTCGTTCCGGTCGGTGGATTTAAAGAAGTTGTATCTTTTCTTGAACGCAATCGTTCGGTGCTGCCCGACCGAGTGCTTCAGAAAGCAGTGTTGGATGAGGATGCTTCGAGTGAGACGCTTGTCAACTGGAGACAGAATGATAACCACGGTCAACTGGCGAAGTTTCAGCGACTAGAACAAGATATCAAATTCCTTCCTTTTACTCCAGAAGTCGGCTTGATCGGGTACATAGCGGGGAATTTGACAGCTTTTGAGCAAAGCTTACGGCACCGATGCGGGGACAATCAGCTACGGATAGCTGACATCGTTCGGAAGTATGACGCTACGTTGGAAGGAAGTCGACTCCGCAATGCTGCTAAAGATATTAAAGATGAGCTAATTACATACCTCGAACAGCGCACTCAGCGCACCGAAGAGGCAGTGCGCGAAGCTCTTTGCGGCATCTTTGCTCATGCGGGGTGGAATCAGTTTCGCGCCGATTTCATGCCTATTTTTGGTCCAATGATACGTTAGAATTGTGATCAAAGTCGGGCTCTACCAAATTGATCCATTGTGTAGCTGTTGGCTTGCTTCTTGATCATTGGTAGGGCTTGAATGATACCATTCATCACGAGTTCCTGAGTGCGGGCTTCATTCTGGCTCTCGCGGGCATCGACATTGATCGTCATCCCTCCAGCGTTTCCGCTGATGTTCGAGAGAACATTGTGTGAGATCACTTTCGACCCGCCGTTGAGATAGGCCAGTTCAGGGCCGCGCTCACCGACGAGCTTCCAACCTGACGATGACACAAGGCCACCGTTCGCATGAGCGCCCATGTAATTGTTGTAGGCCCCGCCCATCACAATATCGCTGCCAGCACCGCCACCGCCGATACCGATGCCCGATAGCGCGCCGCTGAGCAGGCCGCCAATGGGCTTAATGAACGCCTGCTGGATGATGATTTCCGCGATGGTGGCGAGGATCTTTTTCCCGACCTCTAGGAACACATCACCAAAATTCTTCGCGTTCACGATTGCGTCGGCCAAGCCGCTGCTGATCGATTGAAGCCCCTCTGTGCCGATGGCTTCTAGGGCTTCCTGAACCTCTGCTGCGCTACCGGGCAAGCTGTCGAGATAGCTTTCCAGCGGCCCCATCGTGTTCTTGATCGCATTGTCCGAGAGCGCGCCATATTTGGCATCCAAACCGTCAAGCCTGCGCTGCGCTGTTGCGCGTTCTTCCGGCGAAGCCGTGCTGGTTGCTGACAGAACGGCTTCAAGTTCCAGCTTTTCGCGCTTCTTTTGCAGTTCGAGCGTGCGAAGTTCGACCTCGCGGCGCTGGCGGGCTGTCTTAGACATTTCGCCAACTATGCCCAGCATGTCGAGTTGATCAGATAGTTCGGCTTCCTTGCTCTTGAGCAGTTCAGCTTCAATGCGGACAGCTTCCTCGTTGTTAATCTGACTCTTCTCCGCGAGAGCGATCTTCTCCTGTAGCTGAATGAGGCTGTTTGCCTCTTCCTCAGTGTATTTGCCGCTGGTGTTCTGCTGCGTCTTTACATCATTGAGGATTTCCTGCTTGCGCTGCGCCAATTCCTTGTCGATAGCTTCGCGCTCCAACGCATATCCTTGCGCGTAGTCCCCGTGGTCAATGTAAGAAGCGCGGGCCAGATCGACATTGGCGCGGGCAACATCAGCCTGATATGCAGCTAGGCGATCAGCTTCCTTCTGCGCTAGTTCTGCCGCCGATGGTCCGGACTTAGCGGGAGTAGGCTTTGGAGTTGGGGTAGGAAGCGCAGTGCCCTGACCGGCGTTACCAGCTTTGGAGGCGGTAACTGCCTTATTGAGCAGGCCAACTTGGCGCTGCCATTCTTTCAACAAGCCCTGAGTGTCATATCTAATAGTGCCGAGCGGTCCACCATCCGCGATGTTGCCCGCTGCCTTCGCATCATAGTATTTCCGCCTCGCTTCGTGCATTTTCTGCTGACGAAAGCGCAGGTCCATGTTGCCGTCCTGCATGGCCTGATCCATCTTGCCACCAAGATAGACACCACCAGCAGCACCAGCGGCGGCACCCCATGGACCGGAGGCCAAACCACCGGCAATCGCGCCCATGATACCCATTGCAGTCCTGGGGTTCTGTGCCCAAAACTTCATGAGTGCCGATGTCACGCTCGAAATACCGCTGGCAAATCCCGCGATTGCGCCAGCATTAGCCGAGATATTCGCTGCCATTTGCGCGCTGAGGATCATCTTCATGGTATCAAGCTGATCGTTCGCCTGACCCGCATTGCGGATAATGCCGTCTTCCAGCACGATACCGAGATCACGAGCAGCCCTTGCTTGGAGTTCCAGACCTTCGGAGCCGCCAGCAAGTGTCTGCGTCAACGTGCCGGCCTTTTTGCCAAACAGGTCCATCGTGGCAGACATCTGCTTGGTCGGATTATCCATCTTCTTGATGCTGTCGGCGGCTTGCTTAACCGCCTTATCGACCTCAAGAGTGGTGACGCCGTATTCGTTCAGCTTCTTGATCGCTGCTTCATTGCCATTCGCTGCGTCACCTACGGTCTTAGAGAACTTTTCCAAGCCAGCATCTGCTGTCTCGAAATCCGAACCCGCCATCTGGGCAGCATAACGGAACTCTTGGATCATCTTAGTCGAGACGCCCGTTCGATCTGACATATCCGCAATGGCATCGCTGAAATCGAGCGCCTTCTGCGTAAGGCCAACAAGCATATCTATGCCCACGGCAGCAGCTAAACCTTTGACCGCAATGCTGGCCTTGTCCATCGAGCCTTGAATGATGCGCGATGTCTTGGTGCTTTCATCGGCGGCCTTCTTCATGCCGCTCAAGAATGATGCGCTCTCAAGCGAAAGGCTGGCGTAGAGACTGCCGAACTGTGACATAAAAATACTCCGTAGGACTTACGGAGTATTTATTGGCTAGGCAGGGCGCTTCTTGTTCTGGCGTTCCGCATATGCCTTGAAGTAGCCCTTGATCTTGTTGTGCAGATTGCTTTCCGGTTCTGGTTCGGACTTCTCTTCCAACTTCCATCTGTCATAGAATGTAGGGATCGGAGTATCGGACGAAGCTCGATAAGCGGAGTAGAACAGCGTGAGCTGGTTTCTGGAACGCTCGTCCTCGACTGGACAGCCCCATGGCTCAAGCTCATAATAGGCGGCCCATGTTGTGAACTCTGGCAACGGCATGGCTGCGACTTCGGAGAGGCTTTTGCCAAGTGCCAAAGCTAGTCGGCAGATAAACAGCCTCTCCGGGTTATCCATCAATCTTTTTTTTCGGCCTCGACCTGCTGCGGCATATTTCCGCCTGAAAGCGACATGGACAGCATATGCAGATAAATGTTCTGGATTTGCTGGTATGGTAGCTTCTTTAGTGCTGGAATATCGTCAAGGGAGAACATGAGATTGCCCTTGCCATCCACCACACTGAACACGATACCGACCATCGCTTCGTCAAGAGGTTCGACATATGGGTTGGCTTTCGGATCATCGTTGTGAACCTGAACCGCTTTGGCATTGTCTTGAAGGGTCGTCACGAAAGCCACGCGACGTTCGACATTGAACGCCTCCAAGCGAATTGTTGCATTCCACTCTGGGATGAACAGTTCGGTCGAACGTGGCTTTTGCGATAGCAAGAACGATTTTGTAGCCAGCTTTGCCATTAGCTCACCGTTACGTCGCCGGAGATTTCGATAGTGGCCGAGCCGGTGACTGCTGCGTCGACACCGCCGTTCAGTGGCTTGCTGATAACGAAGCCGGAAAAAGCGTAGGTTGTGTTGTCGGTATCATTCAACTGTAGCTTGAAATTCTTGAGGGAGCGCGAAGCCTTGGCTGCTTCAAGCGCGACCTGTCCGGCATCATTTGGGATGACAAGGAAGTTGATGGATACCTGACCGAAATCCTGCAAGCCCATCAGCTTTTCTTTAGCAGTGCTGTCGAGGTTGGTTGTATCGATGACCGATGCCGAGCCGCTGAATGCGGAGAAGTCGGTGATCTTAGCGACAGGGGTGAAAACGCCAGTGGCGGTTTCAATGGATAGGACAGTGCCCTGAGTTTCTACGGCGGTTGTCATTATGTTTTAGCCTCCAAAGTTGGTAGCTCGCCTCTCAGGGCTTGCTTCCAACTATTTATTTTCTGGAGACTTCGGCCGTTCTCTTAGTCGGCGGTGAAGTGAGCCGTCACTTCAACAATCATTCTGAACAACTTGGGATCACCGGATAGGTCCGAAGCGTCGAACTCATTATCGATCCTGATAAAGTTGATTGGTGCTGCGCTATAAGCAGCAAAGCCGGTCACAACATCGTCGGCGATCTGCTGTGCTGCCTTGAGAGAGGTTGCGTAAACATCGATGCGATATGACGCAGAAGCCAATCCGATTAAGCCATCAAGTGCGACCCCGCGCTGGGTGCTGGTGCGCTGGTAAATAGCGAACGGAGCGACGGCATCATCAGGGGCGAGAACCGGATAGAGCTTCACAGTTCCTGTCTGTGCGCTGAGAGCGGCGTAGAAAGCACTATCCATGCTCAGCGCCTCCCATACTTCTTTGCGAGGCGATCCATGGATGCGCCTAGCGAAGTTTTGATTTTCTCAAGAACAATGATCGACGCATTGTCGAACGCTGGCTTGGCAAATGGCTTCGCAGCCATCTTCACAGTGCCATATTCAAGGAAGCGTGCCCAGAACGCAGAGCCGAACGTAACAATGGCCACGACATTGAACGCCTTCTTGGGGCGACCCATTTTAACTTTTATGTTATCGCGCATGTGGCCGTAATCGACGGTGACGCTCTCTCCACTTTTCGTGCGGTAGCTGCGCGAAGTATCTTCATCGCCAACCGGCGTTGCCGCTTTCACTTCTTCCGAAAGGGCCTTAGCGCCAGCACGGATCGCGGACTTGCCAGCCCTAGTAGCTAGTTCTGGGCCGAGTTGTTCCAAACCCCTCTTGAGTTCGTCCCATCCCCTCATTTCAATGCGTAGTCTGTCAGCCATCTTTTATGTTCTCTTTATCTAGATGCTTATGCGGTCATGCTACGGACCATCACGAACAAGCCCTGACCGGCCTCATATTCTTCAAGGCCAGTAATCGCGTAAGTGACGCCTTTGTGCTGGACGATCATCTTTGTTGTGATGTCGGCACGGTAGCGAATGAGGAACTTTACCTCTGCCTGCGCGGACTGACCGGCAGCGCGAGTGATGTCCTTGACGGTCAGCTGATATTTGGCGGCCCAGACCGTTGCGACCTCAGTTGGAGCGTCCTCAACCACCTCGCCAATGTCATTCGTGGTCGTGGTGCTGCTCAGGAACGTGATGCGCTGCTTTAAATCGCCTGCCTTCACAGAACACCGACCCGGAACGGGTTGAGCAAGTTCTGGAATGTGGCTGCTGCCGCGTCCTGGCCCTCACGATTGGCGTAGAAGGAGCCAACATGGACAGCGATCGCTTGTTTAATCGGTGTGGGGATCTCGTCAGGGGTTGCGTATCCGGCGTCACACGTAACGACGAGCGTGCGACAGCCCCTCATTCCCCCTGCGAGCGTCAGCACAGCCCCGCTGTCCCGCAATAGCACCCAATAGCGGTCAGGGATCGGCAGGGCTTCTTTGACGCCCTCTGGGTCCATCAGCTCGACATCGCTAATAGCGATGACGGGTGCGGTGGGGATCAGGTATCGCTTGTCGCCCTCATCGAAGGAGAATTCGACGGTCGCGGGAACGATAGTGCGGCCCGTGTAGCTTTCTGCCGCGCTGGTAGCTGTAGCGATCAGGCCCGCAATGAGGGTATCGTCATCGTCCGTGTCGATCCGGCACCATTGTTTGGCTTCATCGACGGTGATGGCAAGATAATCGGGATCGCGGCTTATTGTGTTTTGCATCGGGGATACCTCCCCGATATTTATGTTGGCAGCGTTGGGGTGAGGAATGGCGAAGGCGGGTGGAAAGCTGACTGTCGGCTTTAATGCATCTTTAGCCCCGCAGCATTATGCGTGAAGGAAATCTATCAATTGGAGCCGTCATGAACCGAATTTGGAAGACATCGGCGCTGTGTCTGGCAGGCGTGACTACCTATCCAGTTTCCGCTGCTACAAACATCGACGCTTCGGCCGCCCTAACTCGATACTGTGAACCCCTCGTCTCCGGCGCAGCTGCCAGTAAGATAACTGAAATGGCTAAAGCTGACGGCTTCAAGGGCGATAAAGTCGGAAATTATCCCGCCCTCATTAAGGGGGATGTTATTGTGATGGTGTCCGATGCACCCCGAGTCTGCACGGTTCAAGCCTCGCCTGCAATGACATTTGCCCAAGGGATAGCGTTGGTCGATCAATGGGCGTCTCGGCATCCCGGCGCAGTAAAAAGCCCGACTAGCACAGGGCCGGACGGCGCACGGGTGCGGGCTTGGACCGCGCCAAAAGAGAAGAGGTATCTTCTCGTTTCAGAACAAAGCCATCCGCGTGGTTATAAGGTGCTGGCGTTCATTTTGGCCCCGCTTCCCCAGGGGCATCGTCCGTAAATCAGGTGTCTTTCGTGAGCGTCCGCTTTGGACGTTATGCAGAGCGCAACGAATGACCGGCTTGGTCGCCTGCTGAATTACCGCTTTTTCCGTATCGCACGGCCAGCGAACCCCATGGGAAAGCCCGGCCATTGCTGACCGGGCTTTTCAGTTTGCGAGTTCGTCTCGCTGATCGCTTACGAAGCGGCGATCTTCATGACCTTGACCGCCTCGGTGTTCGCACCAGTGCCGCCGAAACGCTTGGAGGTCTTCAATGCAATGTAGGCGTCATAGCTGTATGGGTCGCGCAGCATGGTGGTGCCGACCAGATCATATACGCGGTAAGCCTGCTTGAGATCGCCAAAGATCAGGCTGAGCGAGCCTGCTGCCACACCCGGAATATCCTCTACTTCCACGACAGGGAAACCGAGGAACGAAGAAGGTTGGCCCAGCACAAGTGACTGCTGCCACATGTAATTGCCGTTCGCGTCCTGAACCTTGCGAAGTTCACCGACGACCGAGCGTGGAGCATACCACTTGGCGTTTGCGCGGTAGATTGGGTTCAGAGCCGTCACCATGTCGATATATTTGTTCGCGTAGGTGTTAGCTGCCGGCAGAGCAGCAGCCTGACCCGAAGCGATATACTGGATGGTGCCGAAAGCACGAACGCTGTCTGCGGTAGCTGCGGTCGTGTGGGTAAGCAGGCCCTTTGGCTGATTGACGCCGGTGCCGTTGATGATCGAGGAAGCGACTTCCTTTGCGAACTTGGTCGCAACGCGGTCAGTCACCAGCGCTTCAACGTCGAAATAGGCGTCGTTCAGCGCGTAGTGGGAGATCAGCGGCTTCGCAAACAGGGTGCCGAAAGGAACCGAGACTTCCGCGAACGATGGCGTGTTGGTTGGATCATAGAGGCCGTTGGTGCCGGTTTCATCAACCCAGCTAGAGCCAGTGCCGCCCAGATCAACGTGGATTTTCACATCCGGGGTGCTGGTCGATTGAACGTCCACCTCTGCAAGTAGGGGCGCAACGTCCTGAGCAAGAGTGATAAGGTTTTTATCGAACTCTTCGGGAACGAGATAGCCACCAGCAGCGCCGATTACGCCTGCGTTTGCGCCGGTCTGCGTGGTTACGGCACGGGTGTTGAGGCCGGTTGCAACATAGTTGCGAAGTTCAAGGCCCCAATTGCTCTTGGTGATGATCGCAGGAGCGCCAATGCGGCCCGACTTAACAGAAATGCTCTTCTGTTCTTCCGCGACGGTATCAACGGTTTCCTCAACATTGGAAACAGCGGCGGTCAGGTTGTTGACCGCGTCGGTGAGAGTGGTGATTGCTTGACCGGTCTCTTCCAGCTTTGCGTCGTAAGTAGACTTGAACTCCTCAAATGCACTCACGACAGCATCGGTCTTATCAGTTTCATCTGACATATTATGTTCTCTCCTGTTAATAGGATTGTTTTTATTGTTATGTGACCTATTGACAGGATCGCCCCTGTAGCGGCTCACTTGAGCAAGTTGCTCTTGCTCTCCCTCTATTTATTGGTTGACTGTCGGTTCTTACTTGCCGAGCAGCTTGTTCAGACGCTCATTCAAAGCGTTCATTTCGGCGCGCTTCTGTTCCTGCTCAGCAAGATACTTCTTGCTCTCAAACTGGCTTGCTACAGTCTCGGCTTCTTTGCGGCTTAGGCCGCGATCACGCAGCAGACGTTCAAGATCGCGAATATTCATCTCATCGATGTTGGACTTCACATCAGCGATAAGCGCGCTGCCGTTGGCAGGCATGTTGACCACGCTGACTTCAACAAGATCGACTTCCGTGATTGTGCGGCGATATTCATCCGACTTGGACGCCATTTCCCAGACGACGGGGTAGAAGCCAATCGACAGACCTTTGATCAGGCCTTTCTTCAGTGCCTTGTAGGTATCTAAGCCATCGCTGGTGTCGAGCAGTTCGCCGGTCACTTTGAGGCCGTAGTCATCTTCCTCAACAGCAGTCCACGAACCGATCGGCAGGCTGTCGTAGATGCGATGATTAAGAAACATCATCGGCATGGTGCCAGCGTCCAAGTGCCTTTCTATGCTGGCCTTGAACGCGCCTTTCTCGATGATGTCGCCATAGCTATCGACATTGCCGAACACAGAGCCATAGCCGCTGAATGTCATTGTGTCGGTGTCGGTCTCGACAGCTTCAACAGCTAGTTTGCACTCCAAGCCAATTACAGTCTTCTTCTCAATCTGCGTTGCCATTGTTCTCGTCCTGCTTCTCCATGTTGGTTTCGGAAGTTTCGGTTGCCTGCTGCCCGAACAGATTTGCTGCTGGCATCAGCTTGTCGGCCATCGGATCATCGCTGCGAGGAAGGTCTTCCTTCTCGCGGATTTCATTTGTGGTGAGCCAGCCTTGGGTTCGACCGGCATTGTAGTAGGCCATGCGATCAGTCGTGGACGCTTCCATGAGCGCGCGACTGTCCAGCTTGATATAATATCCGGCCTTCTTCTCTTCCTTTGTCAGGAGAGCTTTGCGCGCTGACTGTTCAATGCGCTCATACCAAGGCATCAATGTATGGGTGAGGTGAGCAAGTAGAAGCTGCTCGACCGAATTGTAGGAAGTGGCCCCCGACTGCATGACCATGATGGGCAGCACACGAAAGGCGCGGCAAAGTTCTTCAATCTGGAACTTGCGGCTTTCGACCCACTGCGCTTCGTTCGCAGTGGACGCGATGGACTGAAAGGTGATGCCGCCTTCAATGAGGGCGGTCTTGTGGGCGTTGCCGACGCCGCTGTATTGATCCTGCCATGCCTTTTTGAGCGCGGCTTTCTGATCGGCGGTCAGGTTCGTGGGAGAAGTCAGGACACCGCTTGGTCGCGCACCATTCTTGAAAAGGTTTGCGCCGAATTGCTCTGATGCCAGTGCAAGGCCAATCGCTTCACGCGCCAGCTTGGTAGCATTCAGGCCGACAACGCCGTCCCAGCTTGGGCCTTTGATATGCCACATGTCCGACGCGGGAACGTCGATATACGCGCCCTTTTCGGTGGCGACGCGGTAGCTGATCGACATGTCGTCGTTTTGGACAGTCGTGACCGAGTTGGGCAGAAAGGCGTAAAGCTCTTGCGGCACCCCACGCCCATCACGGTTGATGAAGATATATGCGTTGCCGGTCAGGCCAGCATGGATGGCGAACTGTTCGCGGAACTCATAAGAGGTCTGCCATTCGTTCGGTTCATGGCGGAGAAGTTCATATACCGGGTGGTCCGTGGCATCTTCACCACGGCGGCCTGTACCGCTCTTTTGCAGCCGGAAGGGAACTTGCGCGATGCCGTCTGCAATGACGCGAACGATACAGAGGACAGCAGTTGAATAAAGTGCGTTGCTGTCAGCCGGATCAAGTAACCTGCCTGCTTGCCCGGCTTCGATGGCGCGGCCAATCTCGTCTAATGTTCTGCGCCTGATTGGCGAAAGTGACTTGAACTCAAGTCCACCGGTAAGAAAGTCTAATAGCTTTGACATGTATGTTTTCTGCCCGTCTCCTTTGTTCTGGATATTTATGCGGAGGGCAGTTCGTGGGATCAGAGCCAGTCGATGCCTGGAGTGACTAACTCAGGTTCATTCATCTTCATCGCGTAAGCCATGAGTGCCGCGACTATGCCGTCGATCTTTAGGTGGTGCTGCTTATCGGGCTTGTTGGGGAACAGGTGATTGGCTGAGTTCGCCCGGATGCTGACATTGCCAGCCATCCAGTTCATGCAAGGATTATCGGAGTGGCGTAGCTTGTTGTCCGCAACCAGCGCCTCGAACTCCAACATGACCGGATTATAGTTGCCGATGTTCTGCGCGAACTTTCGGACGTCGATGTTGGGGTATTGATCCTGTATCTCTTGCGCGAACTGATGGCCCTGCCATGGGTCATAGGCCACGCCTTTGATGTGGAATTGGCTCACCAGCTTTGCGAACTGCTCCTTGATGCTGGAAAAGTCCGTCGCATTGCCGGGTGTCAGGACGATATGGCCGCTGCTCGACCAGCCACGATAGGCGTCGGCATTCTTGCTGCCCTGAACCGCACCTTCGGGCAGGAAGAAGAAGGGGAAGAAATAGGGCGTCACACCGTCCATCACGCACAGGACCAGCGCGGAAATGTCCGTCTGCGTCGATACGTCATAGGCCGCGAAGGCAGGCAGGCCCGCTAGATCGGCCAGCGTCTTGTCGGATCGACATGCCGACCATGCGCGCATGTCCAGCCAGCCGCTTGTGCTGTTTTCCCAAACATTGAGGTGCTTGGTGAGTAGCGCGGCCTTTTTGGCCGGTTTGTTGAGGGCGTCCTCATATTGGTTGCGGAGATAATTCTCCTGAATGCTGACGCCGAAATTGGGGTTGGCCTTCTTCCAGACCTCGAAATCCGTCCAGTCATCCTCCTTGTCGATGGTGAAGATCGCCGTGAAGAGGCTGGGGTTGCTGACGATGCCCGCCAGGACGAGTTCGGCATCGACCTGTAGCTGGCGACAGGGGCCGGCGACATTGAAGCCCGCCGTCGTGATCGTCAGGAGCAAGGGCTGGGTACGCGAACCCATGCCCGTTTTCATCGTGTCATATTGTTCGCTGCTGTCATTCTCGTGCGCCTCATCCAAGATCGCGCAATGCGGGTTGGAGCCGTCGCCGGGCTTGCCGATCATCGACCGGATGAAGGAGCCAGTGCCGGGGCTGAACACCGACTTGGCATGAACCTCGATGCCAGCGGCCTCCATAAATTGTGGAGAGCGCAGCACCATCTGGCGAGCAGGCTCAAAACAGGCGTCTGCCTGATCTTTGCTATTCGCGCCGATCCAGACTTCCGCGCCTGCCTCATTATCGAGAAAGGCCATGTAAGTGGCGATGCCCGCCGCGAATGTGGACTTCCCGTTCTTGCGCGGGATGAGCAGCAGGGCTTCCGTGACCTTGCGATACTGGGTAGTGGGATCAACGAAGCCGAAGATCCCCGCCAGCACCCACACTTGCCACGGCTCCAGCCGGATCGTCTCGCGCTTGCTGGCCCACTGGCCCTTGCTGTGCGGCAGCAGTTCGATGAACTTGCAGACGCGTTCGATGGCCTTGGGCTTGAACTCCCATTCGTCGCCGTCGATGTCGTTGAGGAAAAGTTGGCAGGATTGGGTAATCTGCTGACAGGCGAGAATCGTGCCAGCGGTTACGCCCTCGGCATAGCTAATAGCGATGCGCGTGAAATGGCCGTCGCCCTCCAACCACATCGGTTACTCACCGAGGAGTTTGGCGAAATCGTTGCGGATGTCGGGTTCGGCTACCTTGCCGCGCTGCGCTCTCGATGGTGCGCCACCGATGCCAAGGAGTTCGCGCTGTTTGCGGAGTTCGACAAGCTGGTTGCCCTTGGGCACTTCACCGGCTTTGAATGTGGTGCGGACAATCGCGGCGAGGCAGCAATAGTCCGCGAACAGGCTGCTATCGAGGTCCGACGTACCACTCTGAGCGACGCGTTCCAGTTCTTCGTGCCATACCTCCTGAGCCGCAGCCGGAAGATAGTCTGGCATCTTGGGTGGAATGACAATCGCGGAGAGAATGATGGTCGGATCGTCACGGCACGGACGATAGGAACCGACCGCCTTCTTCTCTTCTATGGATTTCTTCTTGGGTCCGCGCTGCATCTCCTATTTAGCGGAGGCATCTTGACCATATGCGGCTTTGATTGTGTATGTGATCCAGATTGCGATCGATTAGGTCGAAGGGGGAAATATGAGCTTCAAAGCTGCGGTTTGCGGGTCATGCGAGCGCGACATTCAGGTTCCTGCCGATATTCCTTCTCCGTCGTGTCCATATTGCGGCACGGTGGTAGGTCATGAAGCGGCAGCACCCGCGGCCACGGTATCGACTCTCATGGGTATGGCAAAGACAGCCGAGATCGCAGGGAACAATGCGGAAGCACTGACCTACTACAATCGAGTGCTTGAAGCCGATCCCCGTAATGCGGAGGCATGGATTGGCAAGGGTAAGGCCGCAGGTTGGCAAACGACACTGGTGAACTTTCGAGTCTCAGAGATGCTGGTGGCGTTCAATCACGCACTGGCCAATGTTGATCCAGTTTCTCAAAATTCCGTCCTTCAAACAGTGACCGACGAAGCTAATCGCCTCATAGCGACGATCTATAAGCTGGCTCGCGATCACATGCTTGAATATGTGTCGCTACAAAATAGCTGGCCAACCTATGTCGCTCAGATGGGGCAGATGGTTGATGCCCTTGATACGGTCCTAGGTTGGAACCCAACTGACCGGACAACTCTGGAGAATATCGTTCACCTGTGTAAGGATAATATCGAGGGAGTGAGCTACCGCGATCAATTTAACAACAACGCTCCGGGTCTTTGGTCACTTACGCCTGAGTATGAAGCACTTCTCAGATCTAGACTGGACGATGCCGCGGAGAAATTGATAGCTCTTGATCCCGAATATACGCCGCCATCGATTCAGAAAAAGAAGGCAGAGGACTGCTTTGTCATAACCGCTACCATGGGCGATCCTCTTCACCCTGATGTGAAATTCCTTCAAGCGTTCCGTGATGACTGGCTGAGAGATCGTGGTTGGGGAGCCATGCTGATCACCCTTTATTATCGTCATGGCCCAAAGGGGGCAGCGTTCATAGGCAAGAGTGCGACGCGCCGCACGATTTCACATCGGCTAATTGTGCGCCCCGCAGTCTGGATCGCTGAACTACTAACGTCACGCTGGGGGCGATAGCGATGATCGACCCCACCGACATTGTGAAGGATGTGAGCCAACCGTTGACGAGCAGCCTGAGCGATGCTTGGCAATGGTTGCTTGGCGACCGAATAGCCGCGTGGCGGTTGGAGAACGCTGCCAAGATACAGGTGAAGGTCAACACTAAACTTGCTGCGTTGGGTCTAAAGACTGTACCGGCCCGTATACCTGAGCGATACGCAATGGCATGGTTCGAAGAGGCGACCAAGCAGGACGAGACAGAGATACAGGACTTGTTCGCTCGCTTATTGGCGAACGCGGCAGCGGGTGACGAAGATGCAGCGGATCGTAGGCACTTGGAGATAGTCGCCCGTTTTGTGCCTCTTGATGCAAAGGTCATGGACATATTTTACAACGGCGAATTAGCTAAGCGGCATATGTCTCAAGCCGGTGAATTAGTGGAAGTCTCCGTTGATGAATGGTCGCTTTATAAATCATTGAAGGATGAATTTGGCGCCAGAGGCTGGCAGTCGGTCGAACACCTTATTGCATTAGGCGTTCTCGAAAAGCGCAACCATATTTCAACCGAGTCAGTCACCCGGCTGCTATCAAACCTCCAAACCGATACCTCATCTGGGCTTGTTTATCCTTCATACGGAAGTGGAACTGAGCTTGAAGTGATGGCCGAAATAGTTTCCACGCTTACCGGGCTTTCGTTGATGAGGGCTTTGTCAGACTGAGCGGGCAAGCCCTGAACTGTTTAATTCGCACACGCATCTTTTGTGTTGGGGGGCTGTTACCATAGAGGGCGCTCCGCAGAAAAATGACTGCCCCCTGCGATCTCCGTCCTTTGCATCGTCCGACCAGCGATCTAACCATTCATGATAAGATCATGAAGAAGCGAAGCTGTTGCGCCAATCTCCTCCTTCAATCGATGCTGCTCCTCTGGGGTAAAGGTGACTGCTCGCTCCTGCCACGCGTCAACGATGCTCTGCCGAAGCGCGGTGATCTTCTGGAATATCGCGTCGGCATCGAACGCAAGGTTAGGATGCGCCGTCAAATTGGGCGGCGGTTGGGAAAATTCTTGAGGCATTTGAATGCTCCTCAACTAAGCGGGAGCTTTCCATTTACTCTCTGTCGACGTCGTGCTCGTGGGCTATGACGTCAATGATCGAACTATAACATAATCGCTAGCGTAATGACAGCACTTCTCTCTAAACCGTTGGGTTGATGGCGAAGTCATTGAACTTAACCAAGTCTTTAGTAGACACGACGTGTCGATAGACATTACGCAGTTGACTTCTACTTGAAGGACGAAGCCAATGTTCAAAGCCGTTTCCCGCATCTGCCTTGCGCTGATTGTCATAATCGCTTTGGGGCCAATTGCAGTTGGCAACGTCATGGCCACTCAGCAGGCATGGGATGATAGCGGTCTTGTGTTTGAGTCGAAACTGTTTGGCATTAAATTCTGAAACGTTGGCTGTTCTCTTCTGCTGTCTTGGTAGCATGGCACGGGACGCATAAACTTTGTGTATTCTCGTAAACATCCTTCCCACCATCTGCTCTCGGCTTGATGTGGTCCACCTGTGTCGCGGGTGTGATGTGTCCGCGTTCATGGCAATGTCTGCATAGCGGTTCTTCCTGCAACCGCCTTGCTCTGACTTTACGCCAATTGCTGTCATAGACATATTGATCGCTTCTGACGGCTTTTACCTTCCTGCCGCCATGATTGAAGTTGGGTGGAAGATTGGGCATAGGGGTTATCCGAAGGTCAGTTTGAATTCCATCGCTGCCCTTGCGTCCACGAACCGGCATATGACATCGACCCATATCTTCATCGTTGATAGGTCAATGCCAAACTCGGTCGTCGTCAGGATGATGTGGCCGATCTTCTGCTTTTCTATCAGCCATGCCGCGACTTCGGATAGTCTGGCGTGATCGGGATCGCAGATGATCTTGACGGTCGTTAGGCAGGTCATCAT